ACATCAAGACCGTTGACATCCCAGTGGAAGCCCGGAAAACGAAGATGGAAGTGGACGAAAAGAACATCTTCCGTTTCGGTCAGGGCGTGAACACGGAAGCGCTGAAGGACACCAGCGCCACCACGTCCATTGCTATCAAGTCCGCCTATGCAAATCTGGATTTGAAGTGTGACGGCTTGCAGCCATTCCTTCTTCAGTTCATGCGGAAGCTGCTGAAGCTGGTGCTGAAAGAAATCAATGACACCAACAACACGGATTACGAACAGAAGGACGTTTACTTTGACTTCGAGCGCGAGATCATCACCAATGCGCAGGAGAACGCGCAGATTGACCTCACCAAAGCGCAGGAGCAGCAGACAAAGATAACGACGATCCTGAACACGTCTGCGCAGCTTGGGCAGGAATTGACCATGCAGCTTCTCTGCGAAGCGCTTGAATTGGACTATGACGATGTAAAGGACAAGCTGCCCACGCCGGAAGATGATCCGACAGCGGCAGCCAAGACCGCGCTGAAAGGCATTGTGCCGGAAGGTGATGAAGTGTGAACCGATGGGAAAAGGAAGTGCAGCAGTCCCTTCTTGATTCGGAAGAAGCGGCGCTGAAAGAGCTTGAAGAGCAGTACGAAAAGGCGCTGAAAGACATCAACGAAAAGGTCAAGGGCTTTCAGGCCGACATTGACCTGCTGGATGAAGCGTTGTCGCAGGACGGCCTTGATGACGCCACAAGGGCGCTGCTGCAATCGCAGAAGCGGTCAAAGGTTTATCAGCAGCAGTATCAGAAAGCCCTTCAGGGGCAGGTCAGCGGCATTCTGGACAAGCTCCACGGTGACAATTACGCGACCATTGACAAATACCTGAAAGGATGCTATGAGGACGGCTACATTGGTACGATGTACGACATTTCCCGGCAGGGCGTCCCGGTCATCGCTCCGATAGATCAATCCGCAGCAGTAAAGGCCATTCTGACAGATTCAAAGGTAAGCAATGGCCTTTACAATGCGCTCGGCGTGGACGTTGCCAAGCTCAAAAAGACGATCACGCAGGAGATCAGCCGGGGCATTGCTTCTTCTCTCCCCTATCGTGACATTGCCCGGAACATCGGCAACGTGTCCGGCGCTCCGCTGTCCAGAGCAAAAACAATCGCCCGGACGGAAGGCCACAGAATACAGCAAATGTCAACCGTGGACGCGCAGCAAGCGGCAAAGGCCAAGGGCGCGGACGTTGTGAAGCAATGGGACGCTGCGCTTGACGGGCGCACAAGAGAATCTCACAGGCGCGTTGACGGCGAGATTCGGGAGCTGGACGAAAAGTTTTCCAACGGGCTGATGTTCCCCGGCGATCCGTCCGGGGGCGCTGCCGAAGTCGTAAACTGCCGCTGCACGTCCAACACACGCGCACGTTGGGCGCTCGGCGAAGAAGAGCTGCAAACGCTCAAAGACCGCGCTGAATACTTCGGGCTTGACAAGACGAAAAACTTTGAAGAGTACAAGCAGAAGTTTTTGACGGCTGCTGAAAGCGTTTCTTCTTCGCCGATAACTACTAAGCCCAAAAAGGAATATCTGACGGAGAAAAAGCTCGGACAAAAGATCGATGACATAAGCAAACAGCAAGCAAGTCTGATTTCCAGCTATAAGGATACTGATGACTTTTTGAAAAATGCATCTGCTTTTGATGTTGATTCTTACAACGCGCTTGAAAAACAAAAACTTGAATATCAAGCAAAACTTGACGCCAAGGTCATTGCGAAGCAGAAAAAAAATCTTATTAAGCAGGAAGCTGATATTCAAAATCAAATTGCAAGCGTTGAAGCAAACAGCAAGACTTATAGTTTTCCCGGAAAAAGCGGAAAATGGACGAATGTTTCCGCAGATGATTGGGACGATATCAAAGACGATATTGACAAGAAAAAGAAATACTTTGAAAATCTGGCTATTAAAGCTCAAGATCAGACCGAATTTGATAAATATGCCGCTTATGTAAAACAGCTTAGCGAGTTGGAAACGGACGGGAAGCATCTTGCTGGGTTAAAAGCAGACTTGGCAAAAGTTCAAAGCCAGATTAACAATATCGGGAAAGGGAAGCCGTCATCCTCTTCCGTCAGCCAGATTGTTTCAAATGCAAAAACGTTTAGCAACGCGCCGGATGCTGTACAATACCACACAGCGAACAATTTTAGCCAAAACTTTTGGAACAACACATTGTCCCCGGATGAAAGAAACGCAATCAAGAAATACACCGGAAGCAGTTACCGCGCAATGAATACGGATTTGCGAACCGGTCATTATGCGACATCATCTGTGAAGGGGTATATAGACGATTGCACAAGCGCATTGGCGAAATGTGCGATTGCTGATGATGTTGTTGTGTATAGGGGGATGGGGTCTCAAAAATCGGTTGCAAGGCTGTGCAGCGTATCTGAAAGAGACCTTGCTATACAAAGTGTAAGGGACGCATTGATCGGCACGCGCATTACGGAAAAAGGTTTCATGTCAACCGCAATCGTGAGCGGGAAATCGTGGAGCGGTGCGCAATTGGAAGTATATCTTCCCAAAGGTGCGCACGGAATGTATGTTGATCCTGTTTCAACTTTCAGCGGAGAATTGGAACTGCTTTTGCAACGAAATTCAACGTTTGAAATACAAGATATTATTGCAAATAGCAACGGCGAAGTTACTAAGATAGTTCTTGTTCTTATCGACCAGACAATTTGACAAATCAGCATATACACATTATAATATTATATCCAGAAAGAAGGTGTGTATTATGAGCGAAAAGGAATATGCGGCGGAAAGAATTGCGGAAGATTTTTCGCCTGATACGCCTGTTGATGACATAGTGTGTAAAGATTGCACTTTCAGAAAACGTGACCTTGTTGTGAACGGTAAAACGGTTGTAAAAGGCTATAAAAACGGCTATTGTCAGATTTATTCATCTGATAAAGGCAAGCCCAATTCCATTTTGTTTTCAAGTTCTGATTGTGAGTATTACGAAAAGGAATGACATATTGAAAAATAAACTGAAATCTGCAATTTACGGTCTTGCGGTTGCTGATGCGATTGGCGTTCCGTATGAGTTCCGAAGCCGAGGAACATTTAAGGCAACTGACATGATTGGATACGGTTCACACAATCAGCCAAAAGGCACATGGTCAGATGATACAAGCATGACGCTTGCAACCTGCGCTTCAATCAAAGACTGTGGCTGCATTGATGTTTCTGATATGCTCGAAAAATTCCGGGCGTGGGCGTATAAAGGCGAATACGCCATTGATGGCCGTGTGTTTGATATTGGCTGCACAACGTCTGAAGCCCTTTATACAGGAACAGGCAGAGCCGATGAGAGATCAAACGGAAACGGTTCTTTGATGCGTATAATCCCTCTTGCTTTTACTGACGCGGAGGATGATACAATCAAGTCTGTGTCTGCTATTACACACGCACACAATATTTCAAAAGCTGCTTGTGTATGCTATGTGCATATAGTCCGGTCGCTGATTCAGGGGGGAAAGCTGAAAGCTGTCCTTGAAAGCCTTGAAAACCCGTTTGAAAGAATCAACACTATCAGTACACTTGAAGAAAGTGAAATAAAATCGAGCGGTTATGTTGTTTCCACTCTGGAAGCAGCTTTGTGGGCTGTCTCCACGACTGACAATTATTGTGACGCAGTTCTGAAAGCCGTCAACCTTGGCAATGACACTGATACTGTTGGAGCTGTTGCCGGTGGCCTTGCTGGGATTATCTATGGCATTGAAGAAATCCCGGCAGAATGGCTTGATTCATTGAAAGGCAAAGACATAATTGATAATTGCTTGTTTTAAAAGCACCATGCAACCGCACGGTGCTTTTCTATGCCATTTAGTTTTAAGATAGTCGCAAGTTGGTTGCAAGTTGATATCAAGTTGCAAGTTACAGGCAAGTAAAAAATCATAGTGGTATCAAGGGTTTGCGGAATCGCAAGCCCTTTTTTCATACCAAAAATCAAATTATGAAAGGTGGAAAAACAATGAAGAGATGTTGGAAGAACTGGATCAAGGCTGCTGGCATCCGTGCGCTGAAGACCGTTGCGCAGACGGCGGTTGCTACCATCGGCACGTCCGCTGTGCTGTCGGAAGTAAACTGGCTCATGGTGGGCAGCGCTTCCCTGCTGGCCGGTGTGCTGTCCCTGCTGACTTCCCTTGCCGGTATCCCGGAAGAGTGTCCGGAAGAGGTTGAAGGGGCTGATGCTGAATGATGCGTGAGCTTGTCGTAGACATTGCTACAAGCTGGCTTGGTCGTAAGGAAGCGGACGGAAGTCACCGAAAAATCATTGATGTTTACAATGCGCAGAATCCGCTTCCTCGAGGTTATCGCGTCAAATACACGGACGCATGGTGCGCAACGTTTGTTTCTGCCGTGTTTCTCACAGCAGGGATGAAAGACTTCCCGTTTGAATGCAGTTGCCCGGCGATGATCCGTGGATTCCAGAGCCGGGGGCGATGGATGGAAGATGACAGCTATCATCCGAAAATCGGCGACGTCATCTTTTATGACTGGCAGGACAGCGGGTACGGTGACAACACCGGACAATCCGATCATGTCGGCATCGTGACGGCTGTAAACACCGATTCGATGCTTATCACCGAAGGAAACATCAGCAACATGGTCGGAACGCGAAGCATCAAGTTCAATGCGCGTTATATCCGCGGTTTCGGGCTGCCGTACTACGGCGACGGAACGACCGCTGCGACCAAACCGGCAGCAACGGAAAGCAGCAGCGCAAAAACATACACCGTAAAGGCCGGGGATTCCCTTTGGACGATTGCTGCAAATCAGCTCGGCGACGGGACGCGCTGGAAAGAGATCAAGACGCTGAACGGGCTGACTTCCGATCTTATCCACGCGGGGCAGACGCTGAAGCTTCCAGGAGCTGCCGGAGAAGCCGCAGAAGCGCCCACAAGCGCCGCAGCGGAAACCTGCGCCGTTACCATTCCCCTGCTTAAAAGAGGGCATACGGGGCTTTCTGTAAAGGCGCTGCAAACGCTTCTGGTTTTTCGCGGAATGTCCGTGGATGTTGACGGCAGCTTCGGCGAAAAAACCGAAAGCGCGGTCAAGTCGTTCCAGACGGCGGCGAAGATTCTTTCTGACGGCGAAGTCGGAAGCGACACGTGGAAAGCCCTGATCGGCTGACCGAAAAACAGATTAAAGCAGTTGTTCTGAAATCCCGAACGGCGGCTTTTTTCATTGCCCCGAACATGGCGTTTAAACTGTTCTCCATTTTCCGGCGCACTTCCGGATTCAACAAAGTGCTTGTCTGCGGTGACACCGCGCTAAAAAACATCGACAAAGGAAGGATAAACACATGGAATTTCTGAAAGCGATTTTGGGCGAAGAACTCTATAAGCAGTTTGAAACGGCGGTCAATGCCTACAACGGCAACGAAGCGAACAAGGACAAGCAGATCAAGATTGCGAACCTTGGCGGCGGCGAGTATGTCGGCAAGGGCAAGTATGACGCGCTTCAGGCGCAGCTTGACGGCAAGACCACCGAGCTTGACACGGCGAACGGGCTGATTGCCGAGCTGAAGAAAGGCACGAAAGGCAATGAAGAGCTTCAGGGAAAGATCACCGGCTACGAAACGCAGGTTGCGCAGCTTCAGGCAGAGCTTGAAAAGACGAAGCTGGAAAACGCGATCCAGCTTGCGCTTCGTGATGCAAAGGCGGTCGATCCTGACTATCTGGCGTTCAAGCTGCGCGAGAAGTACAAGCCGGAAGAGCTGACGCTTGACGAAAACGGCAAAGTCAATGGCATGGATGACAAGCTCGCCGGGCTGAAAACACAGTTCCCGGCACAGTTTGAAAGTGCCGGACAGAAGAAAGTCGTTGAAAACAAACTGCCGGAAGGCGATCACGGCGGTGAACCCGAACCGAAATCCCTTGAAGACGCGCTAAAACTGGCCTATGAGCCGAAAAAAGAATAATTTAGAAATGAGGTAAATTACTATGGCTATGACCCTTGCTGAAATGAAGGTCGGTATGTCCGACAAGGTTTCCCAGCAGATTGTTGATATCTTTCTGCGTGAATCCGAAATCCTTCAGATGCTTCCCTTTGACAACTGCGTTTCCCCGCAGGGCGGCAGCACTCTGACGTATAGCTACATCCAGAAGAAGCTTCCTTCCGTGGCGGCTTTCCGTGCGCTGAATGCGGAGTACACCGCGAATCAGGCGACCGTGGAGAAGAAAACCGCTGACCTGAAAATCTTCGGCGGCAAGTTCCAGATTGACCGTGTGCTGAAGGCGGCAGAAGGCCCGTATAACAACATGGCCTATCAGATTCGTGAAAAGGTGCTGGCCGCTATCAGCCTGTTCCATTACACGCTGGTCAACGGCAACGCTACCACTACGACCACCGAGTTTGACGGCCTTGACAAGATGCTTGCCGGTACGTCTACCGAGTACAACACCGGCACTGGCTCTGCTATCGACATCAGCACCATGACCAACCTGAAGAGCAATGCGGATCAGCTCTATGAGCAGATTCAGCTTCTCATCAAGAACACCGACGCTGACGCCCTGCTGATGAACAGCTCCATGATTGCCAAGGTGCAGACGATGGCGCGTATTCTCGGCTACAAGACCGAATCCGAAGAAGCTTTTGGCCGTAAGGTCACGTCTATGGATGGTGTGCGCTTCATGGACTTGGGCAAGCACTACACGGTTTCCGACACCACCGTCACCGGCAACGACTGTGTGAAGGCAGGTATCAGCCGCAACATTGGTGCTTCCAATGCCGCCGTCACCGGCCTGACGGACATCTATGCCGTCAAGTTTGACGTCATGGACGGCTTCCACGCTGCATCCCTGACCGGCAACAGCGCCATTCGTCAGTATCTCCCCGACTTCAACGCGCCCGGCGCTGTGAAGGACGGCGAAGTTGAAATGGTCGCTGCGACTGTGCTGAAGAACACCGCCCACGCTGGCGTTCTCCGCAACATCAAGATTGCGTAAGCAAAGAAAGGATGAATAACAAAATGGCAGCAAAGAAAACGAAAAAAGTCACCGGCTACGAAATCAAGGTGGTTACCAATCCCGGCTTCTGCGGCATCGACGCTGGCGGCGTCCAGTTTTCCTACGGCAAGGCGCAGATTACGGAAGGCCGCATGGTCGAGTGGTTTCGTGAGCATGAAGGCTATGAAGTGACGGAAATCACGGTCGAGGAAGACGAAGCGCCCAATGCCCCGGAAGCGTAAGGCGGTGCGCTTATGTTAATGACCGTTGCCGAACTGCGGCAGTTTGTGACAACGGATGAAACGGATCAGGCGCTGGAAGCACGTCTTTCAGCGCTTGAGCTGCTTATCCGGGCATATACGAACAACAATTTTCAGGTTCGGGCTTTCCGGGCGGTTGCTGTGGCCGCTTCTTCCGGTCATCAGCTTGTGACTGCGGCAAACAATCCCTTCAAAGCCGGAGACACGTTGCAGATTACGGAATCCGAGTTGAACGCCGGTATTGTCAATGTCAGGACTTCCGTGAACGGTACAATCACGGTCAAGGAAGAGCTGTTCGACGAAAGCGGCGTTGTAATCACCAAGGTTGTCTATCCGATGGACGTCAAGCTTGGCGTTGCAAACATGCTGAAATGGCAGCTCGACAACGGCGACAAGGTAGGCGTCCAGTCAGAGACGATTTCCAGGCACTCTGTGACGTATTTCAACCTTGACGGGGATAATTCCTCTATGGGCTTTCCGAAATCACTGACGGGCTTCCTGAAGCCTTATATGAAGGCTCGCTTTGGACAGGGGTTGAGAGTATGAAAGGCGTAGGCGGCAATATCACAGCGGTCATTCAGACCGCCACAACCGCACAGAACGCCATTGGCGAACAGGTCAAGGCATGGGCAGACGCCCAAACGCTGAAAGGCTGGCTTGACCTGTCAGACGGCAATTCAAAATACCTGACCTACAACGCCAAGCTTCAGGAAAGCACACACGTCTTTGTTGCGGACTTCGTGGCGCTCGCGTCCGGCATCGCTGCGGAAAATTCCCGGATGGTTATCAACAGCAAAGTCTATGACGTGCTTCTGATTGACAATCCTATGGAGATGGGCAGCGGATCGCAGCTTGAAATTTATCTGAAGTTCACCGGGGGACAGTAAAATGTCTGTGCAATTTCAGGATTTCAGCATTCAGGTAAATGAAGCACTCGATGAAAAAACCGTTCAGTTCCTTGAAGAAGCCGCTTCAGAAATCGAATCAGCCGCAAGGCGAAATTCCCGCGTCGCCAGCGGACAGTTGAAAGGCTCATGGGATCATCAAGTGAATGAATCGGCGAAAGAAGCTAAAGTCGGAAGTCCGCTGGAAAATGCCATTTGGGAAGAGTTCGGCACGGGCGAATATGCCGCCCACGGGGACGGCAGAAAGGGCGGCTGGTCGTATCAGGACGATTCCGGGAATTGGCATCACACAAAAGGCAAAACGCCGAACCGGACGCTTCAGAGGGCGTTTGAAGGAACGAAAGCCGCGATCATCCGCAGAGCGAATGAAATCTTTAAGGAGCTGGGCAAATGACAATGAAACCGCTTGAAATCGTTTCTTCTGCCATGAAATCCCTTGGTATTGCCTACGGATTCGGCTCTTATGCCGGGAACGCTGCCGGAAAAATCGTCTATCCCTATTTCGTGGGTGAGTACATCGAAAGCCCGCCGATGAATGAGGACGGACAGCAGACGGCAACGATCATGCTGACGGGCTTTCACCGGGGATCGTGGCTTGAGCTTGAAACGGCAAAAGCAAAAATTGAATCCTTTTTTAACAAGGTGTGTGGAAAAACGGTCATTGCTGACGATGGTTCAGCCGTGGCCATTTTTTACGATTCAGCCTTGATTATCCCTAAAGAGGACGCCGAGCTGAAGAGCGTCCAAATCAATCTATCCGTGCAGGAATGGAGTGTGAACATATGATTACTGGCAAACACGGCGTGACCGAAAACACGCCGAAAAACATTCTTTTCGGTGCTGGCACGATTCACAAGGGTCTGAAATATGCCACCAATGCGTGGAACTTTGCAGAGACCCTTGTCGGCGCTACTTCTGGCGGCTCTAAGCTGTCCATTATCCCGGAGATCACCAACATTGAGGTTGACGGCGTTCTGGTGAAAGCGAAGGGACTTGCCGCCAAGACCGGCGAAACGGCAAGCATGGAAGTCAACTTCATTGAGCTGACGAAAGACATCATCAAAGCGGCAACGTTCGGCGCGGACGGCACGTCTGCCGATTCTACCTATGACGTGATCGAAAGCAAGTCTAACATTGCCACGGGCGACTATTGGGAAAATATCGCCTTTGTCGGCAAGACGCTGGAAGGCGAAAATATCATCGCCATTCTGGATAATGCCCTTGTGACTTCCGGCTTTGAGCAGGAAGGCAAGAACAAGGAAGGCGCTGTCGGAAAGTATACCTTTGAATGCTATGCCGATCTGACCGGCGAGCTGGACAAGCTGCCTTGGCACATATACTATCCGAAGGCTACCTAAACGGAAAGGCAGGGCTTCGGCTCTGCCTTTTTCAACATCCTAATAAATTCTGAAGGGGTTTTTATAAATGACCGAAAAAACATACACGCTGCGCGGGTTGACCGCCGAAGACGTTTTCCCGATGCTGAAGATCATTTCCGGGATCGGTCTGAAGGAATTCAAGGGCTGCTTTGAATCGGAAGAGCTGCGCACAGCGATCCGCAACATGACCGCCGAAAAAGAAGATGGCGCAGAGGGTGCGGAGATCGACACCACGGCGCTGGGGCTGATGGTTGCGGTCGATGTGGCGTCCGTTATCATTGCCAACGTTCCGAGGTGCAAGGATGACATTTACACGCTTCTTTCCGGGCTGTCCGGCATGAGCAAGAAAGAGATTGCCGCGCTGCCGATGAACGTTTTCCTTTCGATGATCGTTGATGTGGTCAAGAAAGAGGAATTCAAGGATTTTTTCGGGGATGTTGCCGGGCTGTTTCGCTAAACGACATCCGGTTTATTGACCTGCTGTTTCAGCGCTATTCAAGCCCGTTGATCCTTCTGGATCAGATGATTAAAACCGGACGGCTTGACGAATTTATTTCAGAGCTTGTGAACATACGCAATGAAGAGCTTGAAGAGAAAGCAACGTGGGAATTTTGGCTGCACAAAGATTTTGAACGATCCTACGCCGAATGCCGCGACGCAATGAACCGTCAGCCGCCGAAAACCGCAACAAAAGAAGAGCTTGCCGCCATTGTGAAGCACACAATGGAAATGGATTTTGTGCCACCTGACGCATAATGCAGCCCCTATCTGCCCTATTTCAATTAGGGGGATAGCAACATGGAACTTTTCAAGCTGCTCGGCACGATTGCCGTTGACAACGCACAGGCGAAAGAAGCCATTGACGATACCGCGAACAAAGCGGAAGCCGGAAGCAAGAAAACCGATTCGTCTTTTAAGAAGATCGGCGAATCTGCGCTGAAAATCGGAAAATCCGTGCTGACTGCCGGTGCTGCTTTGGGCGGCGCATGGATAGCAGCAATCGAAAGTTCCAGAGAATATAGAACCGAAATGGGCAAGCTTGACACGGCCTTTGTCACGAACGGACATTCTTCCGAAGCGGCAAAAAAGACGTATCAGGACTTGCAAGCCGTCCTTGGCGATACGGACGTATCGGTCGAAGCCGCAAACCATCTTGCCGTAATGACGCATAACGAAAAGGATTTGCAGACATGGACGGACATTTGCACCGGCGTCTTTGCTACGTTCGGGGACAGCTTGCCCATTGAGGGCTTGACAGAAGCGGCTAACGAGACCGCGAAAACCGGACAGCTTACAGGCGGCCTTGTCGATGCGCTGAACTGGGCAGGAATCGGAGAAGAAGCGTTTCAGGCAAAACTTGACGCTTGCAGCACCGAGCAGGAGCGCCAGAAGCTCATTATGGACACGCTGAACGGCACATATAAGAAAGCATCCGAGCAGTACAAAGAGACGAATAAAGACGTTATGGCGGCAAATAGAGCCAATGAAAAGCTATCGTCTTCCTTTGCCGAGCTTGGGCGCGTCGGCGAACCTATTTTGACCACCATCAAGAATAAGACCGCTGAAATGGTTGCCGCTGCTGTTCCCGTGCTCCAATCCTTTATCACGAAAATAAAGGACATGATTAAATGGTTCAAGCAGAACAAAAGCACCGTGCAGGCGTGGGCGGCGGGTATCCTTGCGGCAACGGTCACGGTTTCCGGGTTTGTCCTTGTGCTGAAGTGGGGCAGCATAATGAGCAAGGCCACGACCGCGCTGAAGCTTGTCACAGGCGGCGTGAAGGCGTTGAATCTGGCAATGAAGGCAAATATAATCGGGCTTATTGTCTCGCTTATTATCGGCCTTGTGGCGGCTTTCGTGTACCTTTGGAAAAACAACGAGGGCTTCCGCAATTTCTGGCTGAAGATGTGGGAGAAAATCAAGTCGGCAACATCGTCAGCTGTCGCGTGGATCAAAAACAAGTTTGGCGATTTGAAAAGCGCTGTTTCCAAGGTGAAGAACACCTTCGGAAGCATTAAGGACGCCATTGCTGACAAGATCGAGGGAGCGCGGGACGCCGTAAAGAACGCCATTGACAAAATCAAGGGCTTCTTCCCTTTGAGTATCGGAAAGATTTTCAGCAACTTGAAAATCCCGAAGATCAGCGTGTCAGGCGGCAAAGCTCCTTTTGGCATCGCCGGAAAAGGCAAGCTTCCGAATTTTAATGTCAAGTGGAACGCCGAAGGCGGCATCCTTGACAAAGCAACAATCTTCGGGCGTGTGGGCGATACGTTGCTTGGCGGCGGCGAAGCCGGAGCGGAAGCCATAGCTCCCATTGATACGCTGCTGGATTATGTCCGGATAGCGGTAAGGGGCGAGAATGAGGGCGTCCGAAAAACGCTCATCGAGCAGACGCAGCTTTTAATTGATTTCCTTGCACGGTCTATGCCGCACGGTGTACGGCTTGATTCCGGCGTCCTTGTCGGAGAGCTTACACCGGCAATAGATATGCAGCTTTCGTATAGGTGGAATCATGCCAAGAGGGGCAACACAAGATAGAAGGTCACGTTTCCGGTGGCCTTCTTTTATTTTATCTTCACGGAAAGAAGGTGAAGGTCATTGGAATTATTTAAAATTTTCGGCACAATCGCGCTGAATAATAAAGATGCACACAAAGAGCTTGACAACACAACGGGTAAGGCAAAAGAAGCAAGCGAAAAGATAGGAAAATTCTTCGGTTCTGTTGCAAAAACCGTTGGAAAAGCGTCCCTTGCGGCGATTGGTGCAGCGGCAACCGGAATAACCGCGCTTACAAAAACCGCCGTGGAAAACTACGCCGAATATGAGCAGCTTGTAGGCGGCGTGGAAACGCTTTTTAAGGACAGCAGCGCGAAAGTCCTTGAATATGCAAACAGCGCTTACAAATCCGCTGGACTGTCTGCCAATGACTACATGGAGACGGTCACAAGCTTTTCTGCTTCCTTGCTTCAGTCTTTGGGCGGCGATACGGCAAAAGCGGCAGAGATCGGCAACATGGCGGTTATTGACATGGCTGATAACGCAAACAAGATGGGTTCAAGCATGGAATCCATTCAAAACGCCTATGCCGGTTTTGCGAAGCAGAACTATACCATGCTGGACAACCTGAAACTTGGCTATGGCGGAACGAAAGAGGAAATGCAGCGCCTGATTGACGATGCAAACGCCTTGAATGCTGCGCAGGGCAAGCTTACAGATTACAGCATCGACAGCTATGCCGATATTGTCAGCGCCATACACGATGTTCAGACGGAAATTGGGATCACAGGCACAACGGCGCAGGAAGCAGCTACAACCATTCAGGGAAGTCTATCATCCACAAAGGCGGCATGGGAAAACTGGCTGACCGGCACGGGCAGCATTGACGCGCTGGTTGGCACTATCGTCAATTCTGCTGGACTTTTGGCAAAAGCCATAGGAAGCCTTTTGCCGAGCCTTACAAAGGGCATATCGCAGCTTGTCACGCAGCTTGCGCCACAAATACCACCGCTTATCAATCAGCTTTTGCCGAGCATCATTGAAAGCATCACGACGCTGATAAGCAGCATTGGCGCACAGCTTCCGGGGATTCTTGCAATCCTGCTGCCGGTTATTTCTCAAAGTGCGCCGGAGATTGTAAATACTCTGATTGCGGCGCTGATTTCGAGCTTGCCCGTCATTGTTTCTTCTGCCGGTCAGCTCATTCTTGCTTTGGCAGAGGGAATTTCAAAGAGCTTGCCGGAATTGATACCGACAATCGCCGAAGTCGTATTGCAGATTGTGACAACGCTGATCGATAACATAGACTTGCTGATTAACGCGGCGGTTGACCTTATTACGGCGCTTGCTGAAGGTCTGATTGCGGCTCTTCCTATCCTGATAATGCAAGCGCCTACGATTATTTCAAAACTTGTGCAGCAGCTTGTTGCGGAAGCGCCGCGCTTGCTGTTGTCTGCGGCTGAAATCATCGTGCAGCTTGTGTCCGGCATTGCAGAAAATCTTTTTGAACTCGGCAAATCAGCAGGTGAGATCATAACGACCATCGTTGATGGTATCGCCGAAATGTGGGACAGCATCATTGACGTTGGTAAGCAAGTCGTTGATAAAATCAGAGAGGGCATCTCCAACGCATGGGAAGGGCTGAAAAAATGGTTTAAAGGCATCTGGGACGGACTGTTCGGAAATCTTAGCGTTGACGTTGGCGTTTCCGGAAGCAACAACACAGGCGGCGGATCAAATCCACCGTCAGGCTCTGGCGGCGGCGGAAAACAGTATTCCCCAATGGCATCCGGTATTGATTATGTTCCCTATAACAGATTCCCGGCAATGCTGCACGAAGGCGAAGCCGTGCTGACGGCATCCGAAGCCGACGCATGGCGCAAGGGCGACGGCGGCGCGGGAAACGGCGTCGTAATCAATCAGTACATCAACGCGCCGGCGCAGACGCCCGTCCAGCTTGCAAGCGCAACGGCGGCTTACTTTGAACAGGCGAGGTGGGCAATTTGAATTTCAACAATCTTTCAAAGCTGTTCCGCTATGTCAACGACAACGGCGACAGCATAACGTTTGACTATGCCGGGGGCTTTTTAATCAATAAGCCTTCCGGCATTGATACGCTGTCCATCAATCTGTCACAGGCGCAGGGCATCGATCAGGTAGGCGCGACGATCCAAAGCACAAACATACAGCCGCGCCCGGTCACGATCACGGGCTATCTGGTCGGAGACACGCAGACGGTGAACAAAGACAAGCTGCTTTCCGTCGTGCGCCCGGACATCGGCGGCAAGCTGTATGCGGATGACTATTATTTATCAGTTTATCCTACGGCAACGCCGGTCATTGAGCCGAAGCGACAGCTTGCACAGTTCCAGCTTTCGCTTCTGGCAGCGTATCCATATTGGTGCAAAGACGATTCCGTAAGTGCAACGCTTTCCGGCGTTCAAAAGCTGTTTAGACTTCCTTGCAATTTTTCAAAGACGTATCGCTTTGGACAGCTCATGCAGACGCAGTTCATGAACGTTGCCAACCGTGGTCAAGTGCCTATACCATACACAGCAACCTTTGTTGCCAAAGGCGAGGTTGTAAACCCGAAAATCACAAACGCCACAACCGGAAAATTCCTGCTGATAAAGAAAACCCTTGTCAGCGGTGAAAGGCTGGTTGTGGAAATCACGCACGAAAGAACCTATGTAACATCATCTGCGGACGGCGATTGCCGGGGAGCTTTGAGCCTGTCGAGCAACCTTTTCCGGCTGGATGTTGGGGACAACGTGCTGAAGCCGGAAGCCGCGTCCGGGCTGGAAAACTTACAGGTTTACGTTGACTTTGCAAAAGAGATTGTGGGGATTGCGTTATGAGTTTGGAAATCTATCCTTCAGACTTTTCCACGCGCTATGAGCTGACACACGCAATTTCCGTGCAAATGTCTGTCTATTACAACGATATCGGCAAGCTGTCCATTGTTGCGCCGGTAAACGACTACAATATAAAGGCACTTCAAGTCGGCAATATGCTATTTGATACAGAGCGCGGAGTGACTTATTTTATCGTCAACGTCAAACACGACACAGACAAAAATCTGGTCAGTGTGAACGGCTATACGGCAAACTGGATGCTGAATAAGCGCTGCATTGCGTCAGAATACCACCTGACAACACTGGAAAGCGGCGTGTATGCGATTGTCAATGCGAATATGCGGAATATGTCACGCATTGCAACGGCAGCAGCTACGGGGCTTGCAGAAGCAACAGACGCAATTCTGTACGGCGGCCAGCTTTTGGACGAGATTATGCCGTATCTGGAAGAAGCCGGACTTGGGCAAAAAATGGTGTGGGACGCCGAAACGCTTTCCCACACCTTCAAAATCTACAAGGGCGCGGACTTGACGGCTGGCATCCATGCGGTTGTTTTTTCGGAAGAGCAAGGCACAGCGCAAGAGCTTGTTATCAATGACGATGATTCCACGCTGAAAAACTTTGCCTATGCCACGGGAACGCTGAAGGACGATGTTGCTTTTGTAGAAACGGTCGGAACGGCAACCGGTGACACGCTTCGCGAAGTCTGGCTTAACACAAATGTCATACAAGAAGATGAAGAAAGCGCCGAAAACTGTAAAGCAAGAGTACGCGCATACGCCACAATGGAGCTTGGCAAGCGAATCCGGCGCAAGTCTTTTTCCGTTGCCATTGACAGCGCCGATCTTGGCGTTGCCTACAATCTCGGTGACATTGTTTCCTGCGTTTCCGTCCGCTTCGGCGTGTCTTTTAATGCCCGAATTACCGGCGTGAAGTACAAAATGGACGAAAACAGCACAAGCACCGAAATCATTCTCGGTGATCCAATATTAACTGCTTTAGGGGAGTTGAAATTAAATGGCTGAAATCAAGAGTTTTCCGAACAACCAAGACGAATACAGCGGAGCGGAAGATGTTATGCGTTGGCTACACGGCAGAACATCCGGCGTTTTTGCCGCTGCCGGAAATGCGGCGGTTGCTGCGCTTGCAACGCCGGGAATGGCGGTAACGGTATCGGACGGCACAGGATGGTTGTCAAATTCCAACGGGGACGGCGTTGCATGGTGGAACGATGAAGAGAGCGTGAATGGCTCTAAATTGCAGCTTTCCATTGACGCAGCGGACGGCGTTCTAAACCGTATTGACCGCGTGATCGTTGAGTGGAAAACCACAAACTATGTTGACCGACCGGAAATCAAAATCCTTAAAGGCACGGCATCCAGCACGGCTGCAGCTCCGGGGCTGACAAACAGCGACACGAAGCGGCAGATCAGTCTTGCGAGGGTGTCCGTTGCCGCCGGCACTACTGCGATCACGGCGTCCATGATTACGGATGAACGGCAAAACCCTGACGTATGCGGCCTTGTGACCGACACGCTGAGCATTGACACAAGCGTCATCAATGCGCAGTTTTCCGAGCTGCTTGAACAGCTTAGAACCGCCATTGAACAGGCATCCAGCAGCATACTGCCTGACGACTCAATAACAACGGAAAAATATGCAGACAAATCCGTTACGCTTGCCAAACTCGCTGCGGAAGTTACGGCGGCGGCGCTCGGCGGCGCGGCGGCAATCCACACTCACGGCGCGGATGACATTGCGTCCGGCGTGCTGGACGCTGCGCGGATACCGGTGCTGGACGGCACGAAGATTGCCGAACTCGCCATTACAGCGGCGCTTATCGCAAACAAGACCATCACCGCCGCGAAGATTGCTAACGGCACGATAACTAATGTTCAGATCGCAAGCAAAACCATTGGAGCAGACCAGATTGCAGACAATATCCCGTACACGAAGTTCGGCCTTGCCGCCAATCAGGTGCGAAAGATAACTGCGGGAACGGCAGCACCGTCCGGCGGTTCGGACGGTGACGTGTATATCCGGTATTCGTGAGGTGGTTTAAATGGGATGGAGCACATCGGCGCCGACGCTGCCGAGCGGAAGCTCGTGGGCGCAGGTCGGCACGACGTTTGTTGAAACGAACAACCTGAAAATCACGAGCACGATTTACGCCGCGCGGCTTGACGGAAATGATTTTGCTGTCCGCGTGACGGAAACCAGAACGTTCTACAAGTCCTATTTCGACCAGACGTACCACCGCTGCGACATAGGCGGCGTTACGGGGACGGCGTACACCGGCTCATGGCCGGCCAACAGCGGGGATACGGTATCGTACTACTTCACCGGAGAAGCCGCTGCCGGGGCGAGCATAACGGTTACGGTAGGCCGTCAGGCCGATTCGACAGGCGATATGAAGGCGAGCACCTTTGCCGCTCCGGCGCTGCTCGGCCCGACGGTCTACATCAAGGTCGGCGGCACATGGAAACAAGCAAGCGCTGTCTACATTAAGGTTTCCGGCGCGTGGAAGGAAGGACAATTGAAATTCAAAACTGGCGGCGCATGGAAATAAAATAAGGGGGTAAATCATGAAGGGAATCACTTTTGGCACATTCCACAGCTACGATGATTTCAATCTTCTTTTGACATCGAAGGAAATTGCATCCCCGAAAGTTAAAACGATTGAAATTGACGTTCCCGGTGCAGACGGGGCGCTTGATCTGACAGAGTTTTTCGGCGATCCGAAGTATGAGAACATCGCGCACAAATTCAAGTTTTCAACAATAGTGCCACAAAGTGAATTTCTTAGTCTTTTTTCAACCATCAAAAACGCGATACACGGTAAAATGCAGCGGATCATCCTTGACGATGATCCGCTTTTTTACTATGTCGGGCGGTGCTTCGTTTCATCTTTCACGAATGAAAAGAACATCGGCAAAATAAGCGTGGAGTGCGATTGCGAGCCGTACAAATACAAGCTTGCAAAAACCGTTGTCACGCAGACGGTGAACGGCGAAAGCGTTATTTCCCTGCCGAATCTCCGAAAGCGCGTTGTTCCACTGGTAACGATCACAGCAGACAGCGCCCTGCATATCGTCTATGAAACATACAACATTTGGGACTTGGGCAGCGGCAGCTACACATTGCCGGAACTGGAACTGAAGGCCGGAAACAACAGCGTTTCCGTCACAGGAGAAGGGACGATTTCCTTTTCCTATCAGGAAGCGGGGCTGTGATTATGTACAGGGCATATTGTGACGGCGCGACGCTGTATAACAGCAGCCTTGAAAGCCTGAAAATTTTCAATCCGTCCTTGGAATTGGAGCTGAACAAGACCGGCAGCTTTCAATTCACAGTTTATCTCGGCCATCCACAGTACAGCGCAATAAAAAAGCTGCGGTCGATCATCACGGTTTATCAGGATGATTATTTAATCTTCCGTGGGCGCGTTCTTGACGATGAAATAGGCCGCTACAACGAAAAGCATGTGGCCTGCGAGGGCGAGCTTGCTTTTCTGTTGGACAGCATCCAGCGCCCTTATGACTATTCCGGGACGGTTTCCGGATTCCTGAATCTGCTGATAGATAACCATAATGCACAGGTGGAAGAATCCAAATGGTTCACGGTCGGGAATGTGACTGTCACCGATCCGAATGATTATATCGTCCGTTCCAATATTGACTATGTTGATACATGGACGGAACTGCAAAAGAAGCTGATTGACCTGCTCGGCGGCTATATCGTCATCCGGCATGAAGGCTATATCAACTACATTGATTATCTGCAAGATTTCACGCTGCTTTCTCCGCAGAAGATCACCTTCGGAAAGAATCTTCTTGACCTGAAGCGGATCAGGAAAGGCGCAGACATCGCAACGGCGCTGTTTCCGCTTGGCGCAAAGCTGAAGGACAGTGAAGGCAAGGACACAGACAACCGCCTGACGGTTGCCGCCGTCAATGACGGCCTTGATTATATCGTCGATGAGGAAGCCGCCGACAGGTACGGCCTTATTTTTGCAACGCATACATGGGATGACGTGACCGAAGCGTCAAACCTTCTGGCAAAGGGACAAGCATACCTTTCCGGCCTTGTCAACCAGCCGGAAACCATAGAGCTGACAGCGGCTGACCTTGCGACCGTTGACGCTTCCTTCAGCAGTTTCCACCTTGGAACATACGTAAAAGTTACAAGCGATCCGCACGGGATAGACCAGAATTTTCTTGTGACAAAGCTGTCTTTGAAGTTGTTAGAGCCTGGCGCAAACAAGTTGACGCTTGGCGGCGCATTAGAGGGCATTTCCGGGGCGCTTGCGGGGCTTTCCGATGCACAAGGGGAAATTATACTGCAAATAGAAAATGCGTCCAAAACGGCTTCTACGGCCATTTACAACGTGGAACAGAATTTGCTTGCATCCTTGCAGGTGTCCGAAGAAAACATCAAGTCAACCGTTGCGGAAAACTACTATCTGAAAGACGATACGGACGCTCTTGTTTCCTCTGTCAGCACGCAGATTGAGCAGACGAAGGAAAGCGTTGAAATCCAGTTCAACCAGTTCAGCGCCGACATCGAAGCGGTAGTGGCTGGTACGGATGCAGAGTTTGAAGAGATACGGAAGTATATCCGCTTTGTGGACGGCTCTATTCTGCTCGGACAGGTAGGAAATGAGCTTGAATTGAAAATTAGCAACGACCGGATTTCTTTTCTTCAGGACGCCGTTGAAGTGGCGTATTTCTCGGACAATAAGCTATACGTCACGGACGGGCATTTTATCCATTCGTTACAGCTCGGCGATTTCGCTTTCATTCCCCGCGCAAACGGCAACCTGTCATTCAAAAAGCTATCGCTTTAGGGGGCGCTGGTATGGCTAAATCAGGAACGATAACAAAGGCGATCCGGACAGGCTATCAGATGAAAATCGTCTGGACGGTTGGCAGTCAGTCTGCGGCAAACAACACTTCCAGCGTAACGGTCAAGGTGCAGCTTGTGTCAACCGGCGCAAGCTACACCATCAACAGCAGCGCGAGCAAGAGCGGAAGCCTGACGATCAACGGCACAAAATACACATTCTCCTTCTCCGCTTCCCTGTCCGGCAATCAGACAAAGACGCTGTTCACAAAGACCGTCACGGTGGCGCATAGCGCGGACGGAAGCAAGACTTGTTCTTTCGCGTCCACCATCGGCATCAAGGTCACGCTTGGCGGTACATACTATGGTGATGTTACGGCATCCGGCAGCGGCACATTCGACACGATCCCACGCGCCACGACGCCAACGCTGTCAGCAAGCAGCGTAAACATGGGATCGAGTATCACAATCAATATGCCAAGAGCGGCAAGCGCCTTTACGCACACGCTGACGTATAAATTTTGGAATGCAACCGGCACGATTGGCAGCGGCCTTGGTACAAGCAAGGCTTGGGACGTTCCCCTTTCCCTTGCAAGTCAGATTCCGTCCGGCACGTCCGGCACATGTACAATCACCTGCAAGACCTACAACGAAAATACGCTGATAGGCACAAAGACGGTATCCTTCAAGGCAAATGTCCCGGCTGCTGTTGTCCCGACAATTTCAACCGTTTCCATTACGGAAACAGTTTCCGGGCTTGCGGTGCAGTTCGGCGCTTTTGTGCAAGGAAAGTCTAAGGTCAAGATCGGCATTGTGGCGGCGGGTGCTTACGGCTCTATCATCAAGGCATACAAAACGACCGTTGACGGAAAGAGCTACACCGGCGCAGCGCCCGTAACCAGTACGCTGTCCAGCGGCACGAAATCCGTCACAATCACTGTTACAGACAGCCGTGGACGCACGGCAAAGGCCACAAAGACGCTGACGGTTATTGCCTATGCTGCGCCTGTCATCCGTGGAATATCCGCTGTGCGATGCTTGGCAGACGGCACGGAAAACTATGACGGCACACACGGCAAAATTGGCTTCGGCTTCAATATCTCCCCTGTTTCAAACCAAAACACAAGCAAATATGTTTTGGAATACAAAGCAAGGGCATCAAGCACATGGATAAAGCTGAAAGAGGGCACAGGGTACACCCTGTCAACCACGCTGATAACCGCCGCCGACTTGAATGTTGATTCTGCCTATGATGTCAGGCTATCGGTGACAGATTATTTCACCACGATCAGAAAAACCGTGGAGATTCCCACGGCGTTCACGCTGCTGGACTTCAATGCTTCCGGTCGGGCAATGGCCTTCGGCAAGGTGTCAGAGCTTGCCGAAGGCATAGAATTTGGCCTTCCTGTTATCTTCCGCAATGGCTACGATGTAACAGGAAATCCCGGCTGGATAACGGCAAAGCTGACAAGCGACTTTGAGACATACGCCGAAAACGCCGGAAACACATTGCGATATAAGAAAATCGGCGGCGTTGTCTATTTGAAGGGCGTTGTAACGCCGAAGGCAACCTTGACGGGCGGCACGGATAACGTGACCATTACGACGCTTCCCGAAGGATACAGACCGGAAGTGCAGGGCAATTTCATTTGTCAGGGCAGCGGTACGGCAATTTGGCTTTGCACTGTTACTGCTGCGGGGCTGGTACGCTTCGCCCGGTATAGAAACGGCTCTGCATGGGCTGACGCGCCGAATAATACATGGTTGCCAATAGATATATCGTTCATCATATGA